TAGATTCTGATTATGTTCGTTTACGTGCTGACTCTGATTATGTAAAATCAATTGCCGATTCTGATTATGTAAAATCAATTGCCGATTCTGATTATATCAAAACAGTTACAAGTTTCCCAAGTACTAATCTCGATAATAGTTCAGTAACTGTTACTGCCGGTAAAGGTCTGTTAAATGGTGGGTCTGTATCCCTTGGCGGCACTATCACAATTGATCTCGACTCTGCGAATATTCAAAGCTTTACACTTGATTCTGGTGAAGTAACAAACCTTATCGACTCTACCTATGTTCGACCACTAGCCCGTGCAGCAATTGTAGCAGGAACAAACATTACCTATGACTCTGCTACTGGCGTAATTTCTGGTGCCGCTTCACTAACTGTTAAAGATGAAGGCTCTGCTCTTACAACTTCAGCAACCGCTCTTAATTTTGTCGGACCTGGAGTAACAGCTTCTGGTAGTGGCGCAGAAAAAACAATTACCATTGAAGGTTCTGCCCCTTCCTTTGCCGTTGCGCTGAATCTTTTGGATTCGACTGGTAGAGCAGGAACTGATATTCCATCTGCACTTGGTGTTGGTGATCCGGTATTCTATGACTCTGATGCTGGTTACTGGACAGGCGCTAAAGCAGACTCCGCTTCAACAGCATCTCACGTCATTGTGGAATATAGCACCAGTAACAGCAACTTTAAGATTGCTCAGACTGGTGTGTTTACACTTGACTCTAACTCTGGTTCGCCGACGTTCTTAGATAACTCTTATTACTATATTAGCGATTCTTCTGGCGTACCTACTCCTACACAACCTACAACTGGTATCTTCCAAGCACTTTACTATGCACTTGATTCTGATACGATTGATATTAATCTCGGCGACCCAGTAGAGATTGGTGTAGGTACAACAGATGTTGAGCAGTTCCCAACTGTAACTGGTGGTGCTACTATACTAACACTCACTCAAGCAATTAATACTGCCAGAACTGATGTATTCAAGAATGGTGTATTGCTGAGACAGGGTGCATCACAAGACTATACAATCAACTCACCTATTCAAATCAATATGGTAGACGCACTTGATGATTCAGACTTGATTAGTGTAAGAAGTACAGTACTTGGTACTACTCTCAATACAGCAACTACTGTTATTGATGGCACTTCTGCTAGTAGCCCCGGTCCTTCTGTGCTTGGTGATGCAAATACTGGTCTGTTCTCTGATGCATCTGATACTTTGAGTATTGCCACTGGTGGTAGTGAAAGGTTGAAAGTTACTAACAGCGGAATTGAAACCACTTCTGGCATTAGCGGCGATCTTACATTAAATAGTGGTGTTGGTATTCCAAACAATAAAGGCTTTGGTACTATTGGTGCTAGTGATATTAGATTTAACATCGATTCTGGTAACACTGGCACGGTCACGTTTAACACTAATCAAAACTTAGTAGTTGGAACAACTGGTAACGCTGCATTAACACCATATATTGGCACTGCATTTACTATCTTGGCATTTAATAATGATGTAAACAGTGATAGAACTTTGACTGTACAAGCAGATACAGGCGATACACTACACTTTAGTTCAACTAACGTAGTTACCGTATCTTCTCAAAAAATGGCTATTATTAGTGGTATGGTATTTGATGCTGATGATTTGGTTATTTCGTCTATATCTCTTGACTCTAGCTTAACATTCTAAGGATAAACAATGGCTAATCCATCTACTAGACAAGGTTTAATTGACTACTGCTTGAGAAAGTTAGGTGCGCCTGTCATTGAAATCAACGTTGATGAAGAGCAACTTGAAGATAGAGTTGATGAAGCACTACAGTTCTACCGTGAATATAATTCTGATGCTTTGGTAAAGACATATCTGAAGCATCAGGTTACTGCTGATGATGTAACAAACAAATATATTACTGTCAATGATAATATTTTATTTGTTCAGAAAATCTTTCCTATTGATTCGGGTCTAAGTTCCTCTAGTTTCTTTGGTCTGAAGTATCAAATGTTTTTGAATGATCTTTATGACTTGAATACCTATGTTGGTGATTTAGCATACTATGAACAGATGCAGCAGTATGTTTCTATAATCAATAATAAATTAAATGGATCACCTTTGATTACATTCTCCAGAAATCAGAATCGTATCTATATTCACGGTGAGTTTGAATCTGGTAATATCAAAGCAGATGATTATGTTGTCTTTGAGACCTATCAGTATATTGATCCTGATACGCACACGGATATATACAATGATATTTCGCTGAAAGAATATTTAACTCAGTTGATTAAACAGCAGTGGGGTGCTAATCTGATTAAGTTTGAAGGTATGCAACTTCCTGGTGGTGTACAGCTAAACGGCAGACAGTTATATGAAGATGCGACACAAGAACTGGAGAGACTAAGAGAGCAGATGAGATTGACGCACGAACTTCCTGTAGACTTTTTTGTAGGATAAAATATGTCTTTATTCTTTAATGCTCCTCCGACTTTTATTAGTGGTTTAGCTTTAGCCTCTTGGGACGGCGTAGGTGCTGAGTTCCTGCTTGTTGGCGGTGGAGGCACTGGCAGCACTGGCGTTGGCGGCGGCGGTGGGGGTGCCGGGGGTATGGTCGTTGGATCCAACCAAACCTTATTAACCAACACGACCTATAGTATTGTGATTGGTGCTGGCGGTGACGACGGCAATACCGGAACGGAAGAAAACGGCGAAAACTCCACTTTCAGTTTCAACACTCTTGTTGCTACAGGCGGCGGACGTGGCGTACAGAACAGCCACGGCCAATCAGGCGGCTCGGGCGCAGGCGGCACCTCTGGCTATAATATCGGAAACAAGTCGGGCGGCTCATCCACACAAGCAACGTACTCAGGTCTGAATAACATAACAGGCTACGGCAACAGCGGCGGAACTGGCCCGCAATATGCGACGAATAGCGGATACTTTGGTGGTGGTGGTGGTGGAGCTGCTGGCAGCGGGGGCAGTGGTAGCTCCGGATCACGTCGTGGCGGTCTGGGTGGTGCTGGACGTCAATGGTTAGTGGATGGTCAATATTATGCAGGCGGCGGCGGTGGCAGTGCTTATATTGGCAACAGTGATAGTGGCACCGTTGCTGCTAACAGTGGGGACGGTGGTATCGGCGGTGGCGGTAATGGCGCTACTCGTAACTCAAACACGCCATCAATTAGCGCCACTGCTGGCACACCGAACACAGGCGGCGGCGGTGGTGGCCGACATGGCGTTGGTACCGGCGGCGGCTCTGGCGTCTTCAAGATTTGGGTGCCAGTTGTTGATTACACCAACTATGTCGTTGGTTCTGAGTTGACCGAAGGAGCGTCACAGCAAGTCACTTATGGTGGAATTGATGGTACGTTGATTACGATCACTGCAAGTAGCGGCACTACCACCAACACAATTATGTTTAGATAATTATAAATAGTGATAAACTAGAGATATTCAAATGCCAAGAAATCCATACATATCACAGACAGTAAGATCAGAACAAGACCTTTATGAAAATATTATCATAGAGTCAATAAAGATTTATGGTCAAGATGTAGAATATTTACCTAGAACACTTGTCGCTGAAGATAAAATCTTTGGTGAAGATGTTGTATCTAGATTTGATGATGCTTATACTGTTGAAATGTATTTGGAAAACTTGGATGCATTTGATGGTGACCAAGAACTGTTCTCTAAGTTTGGCGTAGAGATTCGTGATAGAGCAACGCTCCACGTTTCTAGAAGGGTCTGGGAACGACTTGTAGGATATAATGTAGACTATGATAGACCTAGAGAAGGTGACTTAATTTATCTACCATTATCAGATCAAATCTTTGAAATTATGAGAGTTATTGATGATAGACCATTCTATCAGTTATCTGATCTTCCAACCTATCGTATGGAAGTTGAATTGTTTGAATACAGTGATGAAGACTTTGATACTGGTATTGAGATTATTGATGAAGCAGAGTCTTTGGGTAATAGAATCAAACTGACACTTGCTGCTTCTAGTTCTAATGGATTTGAACTTGGTGAAAATATTGAGTATGTTGTAGATGCTGATGCTGGAACTAAACTGATAGCAGAGATTGTAGACTGGGATGCTTCTACAAATATTCTTGAAGTTGCTCATGTAGGTTCTACAGATGGTAAGTGGAGAACATTCTCAGCAGGTACTACAATTACATCTACTGAGACAAATATTACCAAAACAATCAATTCTATTGGTGATGAACTACAGCAGGTGTTTAGTCAGAATGATGACTTTGAAACAGAAGCAGATAGTTTCTTAGATTTCTCTGAAGGAAATCCATTTGGAGAGGTGACCTAATATGTTTCAACAGCATTTCTATCACGAAAAGATTAGAAAGTGTGTAGCAGTCTTTGGTACACTGTTTAACAATCTTTATGTTCTGAGAAAAGACTCATCTGGTGCTGTTATCAGTCAGATGAAAGTTCCTTTGAGCTATGCTCCTAAGCAGAAGTTCTTGGAGCGTATTCGTGAAACTGAAGATATGTCTGATGCTAAGTTGGCAATCAAGTTGCCTAGAATGTCTTTTGAAATGTCTGCTTTGTATTTTGATCCTACTAGACAATTACCAAAGATGAATAACTTCACAAAGCATGTGTCTACAGATAGAACAAAAAGAACAAAGTTCTTTACTTCTGTTCCATACATTCTGAACTTTCAATTGAATATCCTAGCAAAGACAAAT